ACGTACACGGTGCCCACCGGCACGAGACGGCTGACGATGATCTGAGCGCCCCAGAGGGTACCCATCAGACCGGTCTTCAGCAGGTCGCGCTGGGTCTCGATGTCGAGGATGTCCCGACCGAACTTCCGAAGGTCCGCGTAGTCGCGGGCATTCATGAAGACTCGAGCCACCCGGAGGTCGTGGCGCTCGATGAGCGAGAAGGCGTCCGCGAGGACGGCACCGCTGATCGGGGCAACGACGGGGGTGTCGGGGTTCTCACCACCAGCGATGCTGTCGAACCCGGAGGTTGCGATGGCATCGAGGACGGCGAAGACGCGCTCGTCCTCGGCGGCCTGGATCTGCGCACGGGCCAGGTCCTGGGCGCGCTCGATCAGATCGAAGCGACGCTCCTTGATCTGGGTGAGCGGGATCTCGGGGTTGGAGGCGATCTCGAACAGGGGGAAGATCACGCGACGGGGCTTGGTGATGGCGAGAATGTTCTCACCTTCCTCACCGACCACGTACGCAGTGACATCCGGATCCTTGTCGTAGATCGGAAGGGCTCCGTCGGGAAGCTGCTCGACCAGGAAGGTCTTGCGGCCGACGGCCATGTAGTCCCGGCGAAGACGCAGGGGCTGGGTCATGGAGGCGGCGAGCTTGTGACGCCCCGCCTGACTTCCGATGTGGTCGGAGATGAGCTTGGCCTTGACGGCGTTTGAAACAGACATGATCGGCTCCTTCAGATGCGCTGGTCGAAGACGATTTCGGGCTGCTCAGAGTCCGAGGGCATCTTCAACACGCCGATGGTGGTTGCGCCGCCGACCGCAGCGTTGGTGGCCTCGAGGAAGAACCCCGAAGTCGTCGAGATGTTGGCACCGAGCGAGTCGACCCGGGGGACGAGGTAGCCGTTGTTCGAAGCGGCCAACTCCATACCCGTGACGTACGAGACGTCGGCACCCGGAGCGTAGGCACCGGCAGCAGCCAGAGCCTGGGTCTCGAACAGCTGGGAAGCGTAGGTGCCCTGCGCCGAAACGTAGGGGCCCTTGCCGGAAGCCGGTCCGGGAGTGTTCTCGTAGGCATTGCCCACGGCGGTGTTGATGAAGCAGCCCAGCGGACGAACGAGAGTCGCCTGAAGAGCCGTGATGCCGGAAGCCGCAACGGTGACAGGGCCACCGATGAAGTTGTCGCCACCATCGGGACGGGTGAAGGCGATGGAACCACTCAGAACCCCAAGGGTCGCGGTGTCCACGTTGTCAGAAACCGTCACGGGGGTGGTGACGATGGGCGGGTTGGTCTGGGTGAAGGCGTCATCCGTCAGGACACCAACCGAGTTCCGTACGCCGACGTACAGAATTCGGAGGGCCGACGAAGACTCGGTCCACCCGCCACTCGCCTGTCCAAGAAGAGACATGGTATTGCTCCGCTCTTTGTTCACAGGAAGGTGAAGGGGACTGGTGGGCGGAATGCCTTTCCAGCCAGACGAAACCGTCTACCATTAGGTGGAGCTATTGGGAGTCTATTGAAACTTTGCGCGGGGGGGACGCAAAAAACCCTTCGACCCAAACAAGAACCCCTTGGCTAGAAAACCTAGCCAAGGGGTTCCAGGATCACTGCCGAAGCAGATCAGAAGTGGCGGCTGACGTCAGGAGCGGATTCCCACAGCTTCGACAGCTCGTTGACCTCGGAAGAGGCAGCCTTCGAAACCGGACCACCGAGCTTGGTGGCGCCAGTCGCGCTGGCACGCTTGGGCTGCGGACGGGCCTTGGCCGAAGCGGTACGAGCAGAGGCCTTCTTCTTGCCCTCTTCCTCGACCTCTTCCTCGACCTCTTCCTCGACCTCCTCACCGGCCTGCTTGGCCTTGGCATGCTTGGCGAGTTCGGGGTGAAGCTGAGCGAGGACCATCATCTCGTCGTCGTCCATGTCCATGTCCATGACACCCATGGGGTCCGACATGTCGTCGTCCATGTACATCATCTCGTCGTCATCCATGGACTCCTCGAGGACATCCTCTTCCTCGACGGCCTCGTCGTCGTCCATGTGCCACATGCCCTCTTCCTTGAGCATGGACTCGAGCATCTGCTCCTCTTCGGAGAGGAAGTTGGCCTTCTTCTTGGCCTCCTCGACCTCCTCAACCTCGACTTCCTCGGAGTCGTCGTCGCCTTCGGCGTCGTCCTCATCCTCGTCATCCGAAGCCATGCGGATCAGGATGCGCTCGAGACGAGCGATGCGGTTCTCGAGGGAAGCCACCTTCGAAGCAGAGGCCTTCTTCTTGCCCTCCTCGTCGTCGATGTCCGCACCCTCGTCGTCCTCGTCCTCGTCATCCGAACCGAGGCGCTTCAGGCTGGCCTTGATGGCGCTGTCGGGCAGGTCCATCAGAGAGAGCGCCTGGTCCTCGACCGCCTGCACCCTCATCGGATCACCCTGGGGGTCTCCGAGCATGGCCGTCGCGATGCGGATGCACTGCTGAGCCTTGCGCTCCATAGCCGAGGCAGCCTTGTAGGCGGGGGAAGCGGGTCCCTCGTCCGGGGTCGCCGGGTGCGCGCTGTTCGAGTAGGGGCCCGGGTGGACATCCTCGGCCCACGCAGACGTGTCACCGTTCGCGTAGTCGTTGGCGTCGGGGTCGGGCTTGTAGGCGGGGGAAGCGGGTCCCTCGTCGGGGGTTGCTGGGTGGGCAGAGGCCTTGCGGTCCTCAGGCCAGGTCAGACGGGTGCGTGCCATCAGGAACTCCTGCGGGTGGTCTTCATTGGGTTGTTGTTACTCTCCCAATGGGAGAGCATGGTGCCGACCCGGACAACAACCCGGAGTTCGGCAGAGGTGAAAGTTCTCCCAGAGGCCTTCCTGCAAGCTTGCAGATACGACTTGGGCGTTGGGTAGTTGGTGACCGCTCCCGCCTGCAGGGCAGCCCTGTAGGCGTCAACGGGGACCTTCATCCCATAGGCTTCATTCAGGGAAGCAATTCCGTCCACCAAAGCAACGTCAGAAGACGCTACCCGAAGGAGGGTCTGGAGTGAAGATGCGTACCGCTTCTGGGTAGCAGTCTTCCCGACCTGAACGCTTGCCATGAACACATCCGCTTCACGGACGAGCGAATCGTTGGGGGCGTCGGAGGCCCCGGGATCCGGGGCCTTCTCAACGTTCTTGGCCCGGATTTCTTCCGTGATCCGCTTCTTGACTCGACCCTTGACGAGGTCGTACACCTCATTCTCGAGGTCCTCGAAAGGTGCAGCGGGCTTCTCTTCAGCTGGGGCAGCCTCATCACCACCCTCATCCTCACCGAAGTTGAGCCCTGCTCGAAGGGTTGCTGCCTTCGAGATCGCAGTGTCGGACCAGGAGGAAGGAGCCGCAGCCAGAAGCCGACGAAGCTCGCCCTCGGGGATTTGGGTCTCACCCGTCGAGAGGATGTTCCGCATCACCGCCCCAGGGAAGGCAGGAATCCCAACCCAACTGGCCTCGATGAAGCGAACACCGCCCGGTGCGTCCGGGTTGTCGGTGTAGTCGATGTGCCCGCAGAGTTCAGCGATGACACGCTGTTGGTTCCGCTCATCGTGGAAGACGTTGAGCTTGGCGTGCCGAATGTGCTCGCAAAGCTCGGTCTCATCCACTGCGAGGTGCCCGCACTTGGAACAGATCGTGAAGTCGGTGGTGCATCCCATGGAGAGGGTGCCCATCTTCCCGGACTGGATATCCTGGATGAGGGTCGCATGCTTCCGGTTTGTCGCCACCAGGATGTCGATGTAGACCGAGTCGCCAATGTCCCGGGCAACCGCATCGATGATGCGGCCCTTGGACTTCTCCTCGACCTGAACATGCTCCTGGAAGTTGTGGGAGCCGATGAACGTCGAGTAGCTGGCCAGCAGAACCTTTCGGCTCCAGGAGTCCCCGTTGTTGTTCACGTACTGGGAACACTCGGGGCGGATGTGGTAGTCTGCATAGGATCGGTTGACCGTTGACGACCCAACCTTGATCTTCCCCAGCTTGGCGTTCGGGACTGCTTCCGTATCCACGGAGGCCACGATCGTGCAGTGGGTGAAGAGGAACTTGTCCGGGTCGAGGGACCCCCCCAAGATCTCTCGAGCCTGGTCCGTGAGGTTC